GCTAACAATGAGTTGGCAATTTCTTCCAACTCTGCCCATGAATGAGTTTTAATATCATCCTTGGTGAAGCACTTCATCTGTGCTATTGCTGCTTCGGCTGCTGCTTCATCAATTGCCCAGTCCTCTTGGAGGTCACGGCCCTTAATGGCGTTTAGGTGATAAACAGTTTGCTGCATCTTACCTGTGCGTGAAATTGCCCAGAAGTTCTTGTTTAGAGGACACTGTGGTGAGAAATGTGCAGCATGTAGTGTCTTATAAAGACGAGGTGTAGCAATCATCATCTGACGTTGCGGACCGCCTGGAGCGCTGAGATTTACAACGGTAAACGCACGCTTGTCTTCAGGCTTGCTATTGAGTTTGGTGCACAATGGGTCGTTAGCACCAAGAGAAATGTATGAACGACGACCAACAGTCTTTTGCTGTAGGAAGTGTTGCTTGTATGTTGCAAATGGGCCATCTGGGTCAAGGAACTTAATAACTTGAAAATCTTCACCAAGTTTAAGTTCTACTGGGAAATCCCCAGCAGCACCACTAAGTTTTTCAGCGGCGTCCCAGCCTTCTCCAACAGCAGTAACTCCTGCTGGTGTTGTTGCAATTGGGCGGTCTTCGATTACAAAAGACTCAGTCTCTGTAACGTATTCATCTGCGTTTGGTACGCGGTTTACTGACATTATCATTCCTTTGTTTTAGTTGTTGTTAGTTTCCGTTGCTCGGATTTTATCCCAAGCCTCGGCTATCTCGTTGACGAGGTGCCGGTTAGTAGTCCACTCTATACGTTTGACTGTCAATAGTCCAGCCTTAGTAAAGATTTGAACTGTCACCTCAATCATCGGACGAGTGTATAGGCGTCTACCTTGTACCTCTTTACCATTTTTGTCAAGAGTTGACGGCAAACGATAAGGAGAAGTGGGTAGGTAGCCCTCATTCATCCACGCACGTAGTGTGATGATAGGGCGACCTAAAGCACTCGCTAAAGCACCAAGAGTAAACATTTCTACATCGGCGCCGTTGAGTTTTTTAATGACTGGTTTAGAGTCCCACACAACGTCAACTTTTTGTATTTCTGGTTTTTCTCGGCGTTTTCTTTTACTGTTTGGATAAAAACTATCCAAGCCAGCAAAACTCTGTTCGATGAAGTCTTCTGTCATATTAAACTATGAATGCATAGCTAACTTTTTGTGGAAACATTGCGTCAATATCTGCTTCGGTTAATTCACCGCGATAGAAAGACGCCATAATTTCAGCTTCATCTAATGTAGGAACCATTACTACGCATTTTTCTTTAAGGTTTTTTTCCTCAAGAATTTTTTCAGCAACGTCCATATCAAGATTGTTAGAAACTTTTCGTTGGTGAGTAATTTTAGAAACACCAGTTATTTTGTCATCTACATCAAGAACAATGTGACCTTTGCTATCTGGTTCGCCGTACTCTTTTAACACCTCAATAAGACGTGTTTTAATTTCTGTTTGACGATTTGTGAGATTACGAATCTCATCTTTAAGTGATACGTACTGCTGTACGTTACGCGTTAAGTTTTCTTTGTCTAGAGACATATCAACCCCTTTCAGGGCTGAACTTAATACAGGGGTCTGACAAGTGTCAAATCAAGGTTACTTGGAGGCTTTTGCCCTATGTCCTCGGTAGCCTGTCTTTTTCTTGTTCATACTTCCAGGCTTTTTGTAACCAGCCCCGTTTGGAGTAGAAGCAATACGCTGCTCTAAAGCTTTTTTAATCTTATCTAGGTGCTTGCTCATTCGTCTTTTAGATACTCTTCCAAGGCCTTAATTATGACGCTAGTCACAGTCACCTTTTCTAAAGCAGCTTTCTTTTGAACAGCACTCCATAGGGTGTCTGATACGCGGATAGTACGCGTTGGAGTCTTAGGTGCGTTAGGCATCCGAGAATTATACCGAAGATAGTCGTAAGAACCCGCTTAAACTGCCTACGCTCATATCAACCCCACCAGATTCATTTATGCCTTTTCCATCAATCACAGCATTAGCCACAGCGTTTTTATGTTGCAGCATCTCATGTTGGCGGATTTCAATAGACCCCGCTACAAGAATGTCCTGAACCACGATAGTCCCCCACTTAGAAGAAGCACGCATAATTCGCCCATTTCGCTGGGTGGCTGACCCCGCTGACCAAGGAAGGTCGTAATTGATTAAGAGGTTTGCTGCTGGAAGGTCTACTCCATACCCACCCGCGTCGCTAGATATAAAAACCCGAATATCGGACTGGGTGTTAAAAGCAATTTTATTATCTTCTTTGGTTTTAGCGTCAATCCGCCCAGAGTAGGTCTTACACATGCCTGTGCCTAAAGCCTCTGCAATCTTATCTAACATATCTACATAGGTAGCAAATATAACAACTTTGTTATCTGGGCTTTCGTCTAAGAAATCTTTAACGTATTGAACTAAAAGCTCAAACTTTTGACTAGTAAGCACGTCGTCTAGAGCCCCTGTCTGACTCAACTCGTAAGCATATTTAGAACCAGTTCCAGTCATCATGTCGTAGTTATAAGCACTAGTTCTAAGTAAATCTGGGTGTGAACAAAGCATTTTTAAACAACCTACTTTGGCCATAATTTTTCCACGAAGTTCGTCCATCTCTCCGCCACGCTGAGACTCTAAACCATAATGAGCAAAAATATTAAAATTAGAACCAAACAAAGTCTGCGCTTCATCTAAGTCATCTAGTAAATCTGCAAGAATTTTGTTGTAAAGCTTGGCAGACTTTTTATCTAAAGTAATAGTTATTGGGTCTTTATGAATTGCGTCTGGAAGATGAGGTGCAACATCCGGGTCTTTTTGAGATTTGCGTACGCAAGCTTCTTTTAAAGTTTGATGCAAAGTTGGTAAGTTTCTATATCGGTCTACACCACCCCAGTTATTACGGACAATAAAAGCTTTATCAAAAAGGTCAAACCGTCCCAAAACTTGGTCATCTACAAATTGCATAATACTAAACAGTTCTTCTGGCTTACCATTTTCAATTGGAGTTCCGGTAAGAGCAAACTTAAAGGGTGCGTTACCTAAACGCTTAGCGTGTTTTGACCGCTTGGATTTAAAAGATTTAATAGCAGTAGCTTCGTCAAGAACCACAAAGCCCCTGGGTAGTTTTTTAACTAAATCCCAATCATTTACTACTTGTTCGTAGTTCATAATAATGTAATCAACCCCAGAGTTAACCCAATCCATAGCCTCTGCGTATTGTTTTTCACGTTTTGCCTTAGTTCCGTCAATTACCAAAGACTTTGAAGTACCTTCTGTAAACTTTTCAATTTGGTTCTGCCACTGATACTTAATACTACTTAGGCATATAACAAGACCTGGCTCTTTAATTTTGTTTTTATCCATTAACCGTTCAATAGCGGCAATTGTAAGCACTGTCTTACCTAAACCTAAATCATAGGCAACCAAAACCTTTTGCCGTTTACACATAAGGTTGACGGCATCAGGCTGATAAGGAAGTAGTTTTCCTTTAAAAGTCATTCAAAATCCATCTGAGTTTCGTGATGCATGTTTGTCATTCTATTTTTAACTAAAAGTTCTAACTCTTCTATAGTGCCATTGTTAGAAAAAATTTGGTCTACAGGGTAATCATCCATTTCAGTTTCTGATACGTGAGCGTTTACAGCAGTAACTCCTAAACGTTTTATTCTCCATATCTTGCCTGGCATTGACCAAATAGCGGTGGCTTCGTTTCTAAAACGAACGTCGGTAACAACGTAATTGCCAAAGCCTATATTTTTTAAAGCTTGTTTAATCCAAAAATCATCGCCAAATACTTTACGAGCACCAACGCCTAAGTCTTGAAGAAGAAGCCTAGCCTCAGGGTAATCTACTTTTACTTTATCCCACCCATACGAATCAACTAACCCTTGAACTCTATAGCCTTCTTTTAACATTGGGTTAGTTTCATATAACAACGCACGTATAGGGTCAGCAAAAGAAACACGAGTAAACCCGTAGTTATCTACAAGTATTTGCGCAACTGTGTCTTTTCCTGATTGAGCGTATCCAGATAACCCAACTATCACCACTCAACCCCAGCCCAAAAGAACACAAGGTCTATTGACATGTGGTGCTTGTCAATACAAAACCCTAAACTAAATTGTTTAAAAGAGTATCCGTAGTTAACCCACTTGCCACCAACAGTAATTTCTTTATGCATAACCGATAGCCTTCTCTCCATAGATTGAGTGACGAGCATTTTCTATTCCCAAAAATATCTCATCTTTGCTCATACCGCCAATGTCCTTGACATCTACATGGTCATAGTTAAAGAAGCGAGCCTCAAAGCCAAGGCGCAAACTCCAGCCTAAGAGAGCCTTAGAAGACTCCCTACCAGCCTTATCATTGTCCATAGCAAATATGACGCTCTCAGCCCCTCTAATGAGGTTTACCTGACTCTTGGACACTGCTGACCCGTAGGTAGAAACGCCCCCCATAAGCCCTACAGAGGCCATACGAGCCACGTCCAGTGGAGATTCGACCACTACCATAGGGCCAGAGGCATATTGGCCGTATCCAAATAAGGACAGGCTTTTATTAACCCCTGTCGGATAATTCCGAAAATACCGATTTGCCCCTTTTTCCTGCCATCCCCAAAGCTTGTTATTCATAGGGTTTCTAATAGGTGTAATCCAACAAGCCTTGCTTGAATCCCACAAAATTCCATAGTAACGCGCCGCGTTACTAGTTATGCCACGAGAGCGCAAAGCATCTTCTGGAGGCTCAACAAAAGCAGCAAGGTTGGCCTCTGAAATATCACTAACCTCTTCAAAAACTATTTTCTTTTTAGTGGCTTTATCTAAAGCCTTGCCTAAATCAACTCCAGTTTCAATCCAAGCCTTAGCTGATTCAAAGTCAATACCTTGTACGTACTCAATAAGAGACGTGACGCTTCCCTTAAACCCGCAAGAAAAACAAATGTGTGCGCCAGTATCTGAGTTAATCCACCACGAAGGATTGTTATCTTCGTTACCTGTTCGTTGTAAATGTGCGGGGCAATGACCATTAACCTCATCACCGCGAATGTTGTAGTACTCAATACCTAAACGGTCAAGCAAATCTTCCATATCTTCTACGGTCATAAGTCTGTCGCATCCATCTCTCGGAATCGACCTTCCGACCATTGCCACTCAAGAGTTACTTCGGCAGGGCCAGAGTTACGGCTTGCTACAACCTTTAGAAGTCGAGTGTCTTCAACAGCCTCGTCCTCGCGTTGTAGGCCAAGAATAATGTCGGCGTCCTGAAAAAACGAAGATGAGTAACCAATAGAGTCCGCAGTTACGTTTCCTTTTTTCATCTTCCAAGTAAGAACCTGAGTAGAGATAACAATTGGCTTGTTAAACCGTTGTGCCAACTTCTTTAGCCCACGGGTTATATTAGTCAAAGCCTGTGGAGTATTGGCCTCACCAGACTGCTCGTCAATCATAAGGTAAACGCCGTCAATAAAAACAATGTCTGGTTGAAGTGTTTGAATCTTTGCAGCAATTCCTGACACGGTAGAGCCAGCAGCAGAGTCCACGAGCCAAAACTTATGCTCTACGTTTTCAAGGTTTTCCAAAATCTTTTTGTACCTAGACTCTTCTTCGTTAGTCAATGTTCCAGTCATCAAACGTTGATGAGAAATAAGAGCACGCATAGAGTCGTAACGAGTTTCCTGTTCCATATTGCTCATTTCAAAAGACTGAAACATAGGAACTTTCTTTTGCTCACGATGGATATTTAAAGCAATCTGCAAAGCAAGGGTTGACTTACCAGTTTTAGGAGGAGCAATCACAACAATCAACTGCCCGTTTTGTAATCCACTTGTTGCTTTGTCAATAGTAGGAAACCCGGTTGGGTATCCGCGTAAACCGTTTGGAAGGTTTTTACGTTCTTGGTAATCGTCCCAACGACGCAAAGGTTCATAAGTAAGGTCAAGGTCACTAGTGCCACTGAGACCATCATCTTCAATCTTAATAAGACCGCGTTGAAGTTTTAATAACGCATCTTCATGGTCTGAGCGCTTATCAATAGATTCAATAGCATCTCGAAGCATGTTTACAGTTGCTGACTTACGACGAGCCTCTACTACTGCGTCTAATAAATAGTCAATGCTGTCGGTGCATTCTACAAACTCGTAGGTTGGATAGTTGTCTTTAATAATCTCAACGCTAGGAACTTCACCATATTTGGCAAAATGGTCACGAGCTTTTGTCCAAACTCGTTTGTCATCTTCATCAGCAAACCAATTAACGTTTACATTGCGTACAAACAGGGGCGTCATACTCTTTTCAAGTATCGCCTTACTAAGTAACTTCTTTTCGTTATTCATCAGACTAAGTCCATCCCCCAACTTCCGTATCGCAATAATCTATCAGGCCTATCCATAACTCCCCTAACTTCAGGGCGATACGGTAACTCAGCAACTAGGTGGTCTACAGAGGAGTAGACCGTAGCATAACGAAAAGGGTTCGTGCCATTTTTGTCTAAAGAGTCAATGAGGTTATCTATCTCATCTTGGTCCATGTCAAAAGAAATAAGCTCATACGTGTACTCAGTACGAGTCGCCCATAAATAAATACGACTCAACACTTGAGAATTAAAAGTATATTTTTTTTCAATCTTTGGAATTATTTTAAAAACTTTTTTAATAGAAACTTCACGATTAATTATTACATCTGTTGTAACAAGCACACGCGGTGTAAACGCATTGCTAATATCCCCTTTTTGCATGTTTTAATACACCTCTATTTTTCCAAATCTAATAATGAATTCTCTAAAAGCATCTGTTGATGTCTGCGCTTTATCGGCTTCTTCTCTGCTTGCTTTTTTTGAAATCTCTAACGGGTATGCGCCGTTATTATTTTTAATCCTAGCCTGAACAAATCTTGAATGCTTGCAGCTACCTCGGCCATTAAACCCCGGGCAAGTACATATGAGGTCTCCGTCTTGAGTGCTGCTGACTTCAAATATAGACGGGTTGGGCGACGACTGACTGAGGAATACCTGAATCAGTTTTGTCTCCTGGTCTTGCATATGTCTGCTCACTTTCGTAAATCGCCTTTGGGAGATTTTAGTGCAATAGGTACAAAAGCTTCTCGGGCAAAGCTCTCTGTAGCCGACCCATAAACTGCGCCCCAAGCCTCTAAAGGTATGTTTGAGGTCACAATGGTTGGAAGACCATTATTAAAACGAGTTCTAAGTACGTGGTGAAGCATAGTCTTTTGCCAACCTGAACCAGACATATGCTCCTTACCAACATCGTCAATAACTAAAACACGGATGTTGTAAGCGTCGTCCTGTGACTCTCCAAGGATTCCAGCAAATAACGCCTGCTCATCATCAGTAGGGTCTTCCATAAGAGCCCCCTTTAAATCAAGCAAAGAACTAAAGGTCAAAAAGTAACAAGGGCGAACAAGCGTTTTGTTTTCTTCTGGTGAAAATGACTCATAAGGAAAACGTCGCAAAATATCTTGAAGAATTACCAAAGCTAATGTGGTCTTGCCGTGTCCTGGCTCTCCGTAAAGCATAAGTCCAAGACCGCACCGAACCTCACCTTTTGCTTTAATAACTTTTCCTGCTTCTACAACAGACACCCACTCTTTAATGTTTGCCACGTCATCGGCTGAAACACCTGTGCAGTCTTTAAATTCCCAGCCTTGACGGTTGTACGGGATTGCAGCAATCTTTACCCAAGACCGACGGCGAAGCTTTAGTTCGTCTACGTTAAACATTTCCCCTCAATCTAGATAGCGCCTTCTCTTTAAGGCGAATCTCTTCATCGCTTTCTTCTGTAGAAATCATAGAACTCTTGGCCTGCAAAACGTAACTTGGAAATCTAGTAACAAACAACTTCCAAAGATGTTCTGCGTCATCGTACTTTTCAAAATCAATACTACCGAAAAACAAATC